CATTACCTGTCATCATGGATAATTGTTTAGGAGAATCAATTAAATGAGAAGCTAATACAGATACACTTGTAGATCTATATGCTTGTTCAACATCTGAAAATACATATTCCCTTACTGACTTACCATTCTTTTGACTAAACATAGAAGCTCCATCAAAAGGTATTGGTGCTGCTCTATTAATTCCATAAGGTGTTTGTCTTAAAAAAGCTATACTACTAGGAGTAATAGCAGCAGACTGTGATGATACTGGTACATAATATTCTCCACTATCAGTAAATATTTGTAAGTTACGAGATGAAATCATATGTCTAATTTCGTTTACTGTATCACTTGCAATAGCAACATTAATAGCTTCATTAGCTAAACCAGTACCTAAATCAAAATTAAAATATCCTCCAATTTGACTAGCTATAACTGCTGCTGGATTATCTCTTACACCAGCAAACCATAATCTATTATCGTGAAAAGATACAGCTTGTGGAAATCCATTTACAGCAGATATTAATTGTTCTGACCAATCTGCATTAGCATCTGTATTAGGTAATGCTTCTAGTATAGTAGCAGTAACTGTAGTTGCATTTGTAAAACCTACAATCTTAACTTGTTTACCACCAATTTTTAAATATGTTCCATTATGTCCTGATACAAAAGAATCTGCACTAGCAGTTAATGTAACGCTGTTTCCAGTAGTTGCGCCAGGTGTTATTGTTATTGTGCTATCAGCATATTTGTAAAATGGTTGTGTAGTTTTATTTATACCATTTACAGTTACAGTATCATCTTCTTCAAAAGCATAAGCTGCTACACTAAAAGAACTAGCAGAAGCTCTTGTAATTTTTCTTATAGGATTTTCTCTATGACATAAAAAAACTGTATCACCAAACTGTGCAAAATTTAATTCAAATAACTGTGCAGTAGTCCAATTACAATTAGAAGTAATATTAGATTGTATTACTGCTCCACTAGAATTGTAAACATCTAATCTATTATTAGATAATACAAATATAGCTACTTCATCATTAGAAAATATAAATGGCATTATTCTACATTCGGCAGGCATTGTAGCCATATACTCAGTAGCTGGTCTACGCATTACTCCACCTTCATCTAATAAATACCAGTTGCGTACTTGTTTACCACCTTCAAAATATGCTTTAGCATCAGTTCTTGCATTAAGGAGATTGTTAATTTCTCCTGAAGAAAAGTTTGTATATACTTGTCTAATTTTTCTAGGCATTAACTGACTACAAGTCCACTACGACTGCTTCTTCTTTCTGTTATAAATCTATCAGTAGAAAGTGTTTTAGTTGTAGTTTCTGAGGAGTCAGTATTTTTTGCAATTAATAATTGTCTTTCACTTAATTGATCAAACTCTCGAACAAGTGCTGCATCTCTTGCTACTGATCCACCAAAGATACTAGCTAGTTTATATTCTACTGCTAATCTAAAGTGTGGGGGAAACTGATCTTCGCTTTGTCTAAATACATAATCCATAATAACTGTAGTTGATGATCCAAAACCATCTAAATATATTTTATCTTCGTATCTATGATATCGTAATAACGCATCATTAGAAGTTACTGATAATATTTTTAAACATTCAGGATTAGAAGGTATTTGATAAGCGTATTCAAATCTACCAGTAGGTGCATCTGCTAACAAAGATAACTGTTGTTGTCCTGTTGCAAATCTCCAATTATGTCTAGTTAATGTAGATTCAACTACTTCTTCATATATTGTATTAGTTACAAGAGCTTCTGTAGTATCATCAGTAAATGATGAAATAGGATTTGCTCCTATCATTACTAATGCTCTTGAAGCTATATCTACTTTAGTTACTGCCATGTATTAAGAAGCTGGTCTTTGGTATTGTCCTTTTTTTTGTACCAAAACATTAGCTTGTGGAATTTGAATAGACAAATTTTTACCAGATATATTTGTAACTCCATATTTAGTTGCTAATTCTACAACAGTATTTAAAAATTCTTTTCTTTGACCACTTGGATTATTTCCAGTAACAATAGCTTCTAACATAGCTAATTTTGCTTTTACTTCATCTACTTGTTTAGAAGATAATTGTGTATTTGAAAATACAGAATTTTTACCTCCATCAGAAAATGCAGTAGAAAATCTACCATCAGGTAATTTAGATTGTTTATATAATTTATCAGGAGTCATTGCACTTGCAGCTACAGAAGCTGCTAATCCTAATGTACCAACTGCCGCAGCAGCTCCACCAACAAGTCCACCAGTCATAGTGTCCTTCATTGCATTTCCAAATTCTTCACCTTTTTTATTAAATCTAGGTTTTTTTCCCATTGCTGATCTAACTTTATCTATTGCTGGTCTTACTACTTTACCAGCTTGTGATGCACCTATACCTCCAGCAGCAGCTCCACCAGCAGTTGCACCAGCTAATATACCACCACCTATTCCAGCAGCAGTTCCAGCAGTTTGTTTTGCTGCACTAATAGCTTTTTTACTAGTTTTTGAATCAGCTACTTTAGAAACAGTTTCTTTAACTTTTTTACCAACTTTTGTTTTTTCTAAATCTTTTTTTTTCTTTTTGGCAGCACTAATAGCTTTGCCAACTATTTTTTTTCCTACCTTAATTGCTCCAGCTATTGCCATAATTTTTTCCTATATTAGAGAGGGGATTGTTCCCCTCTCTTAGTAATATACTTATGCTAGTATTACTGTATTTAAGTTAGATCCACCATCGTTTACAGATACAATTAATATATCTACAACTGCGTTTGATCCACCACTATTTACAATAATAATATCTCCAGCACTTAGTTCTTTGTGAGACAAGATAAAGTAATCATCGTTGTCAATATCCCCAATAGCATCGCCATCTGTGTAATACCACATTGAATTGGAATCACCCATCTGAGAGATTTTTTTTACGGGATTTGCTAATGCGTAAGCCATAATATTCTTTCCTCTCTGCTATTCAGCACACTTTTGTACTCTAATACCATTAGTATCAATCATAATTGATCCCATACTTAAGTATGAAGTCATTAGATGTGAAACTTTTTCAGGTATATAGTTTACTTCTGTTCTTACTTCTGATCCCACACCTAAACCCATAGATGTTTTGTGCCAACAAATAGTGTGTCTATCTGTTGAGCCAGAAGTATCTAAACCAGAATGAACGAATGTTAAGAAACCTAAGAATCTTTTTGCAGTATAATTCATACCAGAAAAAGGAAGTTCTGCAGTTCCGATATACTCGGCTCTAGTCCATTGATCGTCAGCTAAAAGATCGCTCCATTGACTTGGACCAATTGCCCAATATCTTTGGTTATCATCAGGTACATTGTTAGTACCAAATAATTCTTGCATTTCTTTAAACTTGTCAATATTCATGTCGGTAGCTGGTGATCCACCACTTGCTCCAGCATTATTAGCTAAAGTTGTAGCAGATGACATAGCATCAGTAAGAATACTATCAGTTTTTCTACCTAAAGCGTAAGCTGCATTATTTGCAATTACACTTCTTTCGTCAATATTGGTTTTAAGCTCATCTAGTTTGTCAACATAATCTGAAGCATAGTAGTCAGCTAGAGTTGCAGTTACATTAGTATGACTAATGTTCATTGCTACAACTTCTGAGTGACGAGCTTTAGTAGATGCTTCGCCAGTTCCAACTTTTTGGAATTTGACAGATTCTCCACTTACTCCATTTACAGTACGCACTAGGTTTTTAAGCTTACTACCTTGTCTTTGATATGCCATATGCACTTCAGCTTCGAACTGAGTGATAAAAGCATTAGTAATAGTAGCAGACATTTTACCTCCGTGTTTGCTTGTGTTCGTAGATTATCTTGAAAAAGCTAAATAAGGTTGTCTTATAAAGGCCTATTGTCTTTTTAAAGGTCTATTTAAGCTTTACTGACATTTTTTTTAATGTTTTTCAACTCACAAATATTAACAACATTTTCTTTTGGAATAACACAAGTATCACCTATATCTGTATCATTGTATGTCATGTATAATATTAATACATCATCATTGTCAGTTAAGACATAACCTTCGCTATAATTTATAGCTGGTTTATATTTTTTTGCATCATCAGGATTTAACCATTCAGCAAATGATTGTGCATCACGCCAAGTAGCTTTAACTCGCCTTCTGACTTCCGTAATACTTTTCATACAAACTACCTATTTTTGCAATGTAAGCTGGATCTCTTTCTCCATCTTTCCAGTATCTAGGATCTTTCATCATTGATCGTAAATCATCTAAACTAGGAGCAGCTTCAATAGCTGTTTCAGTAGTAGGCATAGGAGCATCTTTATTAAGGCTCATTATTTCTTCTAATGCTTTTACTCCTTGAGCTGTACTAGCAAATTCAGATATACTAGAATATGCATCAGGAGATAAATTTTTTTTACTCCATAAATCAGCAGCTTCTATTCTTTGTGTAGCATTTTCACCTAGTAATTCTCTTTCATTATCTTGATTAGGCAAAGAAGATATTTCATTATTAACAAATGCTTCTATTCCTTTATCAAATTCTTCTTGTGATAATCCTTTAGCTTTAGCTGTTTCTGACCACCATTGTAATAAAGGCATTTCTTTATCAACACTTATATCTACATTTTCTGGTAATTCAGGTAATGCAATTTTATATTCTTCAGGAGTACTAGCTTTTACTTCATTAGATATATCTTCTCTAATTTGTTTAGATAAATCTTCTGTTCTTGATCCTAATTTTTTTTCTAAAGAATTATAACTACTAGATAATTCTTCAATATTAATTTCATTTAAATCTTTATTCCAAAATTTATCTTGAACAAAATCTGGTTTACTACTTTCTGTTTGTTCTGTTTCTTGTGTAACTACTTCTTCTTCAGCCATTCTTTACCTCGTTTTATTCTAAGTTTAATTTGTTGCAGCATAAATCGTTGACCTTCTAAATGCCACAATACCCTATCTTCTGCATTAGGATTTAATGTAACATTATTAACTATAGTATCAAAAAATTCTAATATTTTTTTTCCATCAGGATCAGAAAATACAGACGCAAATATTCTATCTATTTCACCTGTGTCTTGTTTACTGTTGTCCTTGCGGCTGCTGACTAGGGATTCCCAACTCATTCTGTGCCATATTAGACTGTTGTGCCATGTTTTGCAACTCTTGTATCATTTGTTGTTGTTCTTCAGGTCCTCTAATCAATTTTTCTGGTAATCCTAATTTTTCTGCTAAATACCTAGCTACTTCATCTTGTTTAACAATCATATTAAGAATTTGTGGACCAAATGTTTGAGCTAATATTGCATTAAAATTATTAACTACAGCTACATCTTGTTGATGTTGTGCTTGTGCTAATGGTGATTGTGATATTACAGTTACTTCTCTATTATCAATTTTTGGTATTTCTATTCTACCTTGTTTAGATAATATTCTAATTACTCTACGAAGTAATGGTGTAACAAACTCAGATTGTAGTCTACCAAAAGAAGATCCAATTTGTCTTGATAAATCTGCCATTCTTTCTGACACTTCTGTTGCTGACATTGGAGTACCTTCTGGTCTACCAAGTGATTCCATATACAAAGCTTTTTTAATATTTTGTCTCATGTCAGATAATATTAATTGTGCTACATCAAATCTACCAGCTCCAGCTAAAGGAGTTAATCCTCTACTGTTAGGAGCTACAGGAATTAAAGCACCTGGCACAAGATTTATATTATCAGGATTAACAACACCATCATCTTCATAAGTATAAATACCACTAATATTCATTTGTGCATTTTGTAATATTAGTTCTACTGTAAGATTAGTTGTTTTAATTGCAGCCATACTATTAAAAATTGGACCACGACCATACACTTCTCCTGATCCTTTATTCCATCTAAATACAATATAAGGATTACTTCCAACTCCACTTAATTCTTTTTCAAAAATTATTTCTTCTTCATTCATACAAGCAACACAGTATTTAAATTTTTCTGTATTTGCTTCTTCATATGTTCTGTAAACACCTTCTACTATATTAGCTTTTTTACTTTCATTTTCTTCAATAGCTTTAAGCATAGTTTCAGACATTTCTGCTTTTGGATATGCAGTCATTAATTGGTTATAAGGTATTTGTCTTTTTCTAAATACTGTATCAACTCTATTATCTGGTCCATTGTTCAACATAACTTTAGGTAAAGGCACAGCAGTAAATTTAATTGGATTTAATGCATCACCTTCTTCTACTAACATAACACCAGTACCAATAGCACAATCCATAAATGCTTCATGTACTTCTTGGTTAAAGTTTGATCCAGCTAATATTTCAAAAACATATTTAGTTATTTCATCTAATGCTTCATTAACTTGTGGCTTTTGTTCTTCTGGTATATCAGTACCAGCTTCAAAGTTTGCCCATCTTCCATATGTTGGAACTATACCAGCTTGTAATCTACTAGCAAATTCTTGTATTCCTACTACTGCTGTTTCATCAAATATTTTATCTGTACGTCTTTCACCTACAGTTTCTTCATAGAATGATTCTCTTGAAGGCATTGTGTATTCATATGCTTCTTCATATTTATCTTTCCAATGATCAAAGATTGTTTCTGCATCTTGATATTTTTTTAAAAAAGAAATAAATTTACCATCTTTATATCCTCCTGATCCTATACTTTTTTCTGCTACTGGTATAAAAGCCATTACTGCATTGCTCCTTCTATTAATTTTCTTTTACCACCAAAAAATTTTCTTGTTCCTTTGATAGAAGATTCTTTTCTTGCTAAAGCCTGTTTTTTTAATAAAGCTTGTTGTGCTGCTTCTTTAGAAGATTCATTAGATTCTGCTTGTGCTTTAGTATCTTGTATTCTTGCATCAGAAGTATCTGTATTACTTTTAGCTGCATAAGAAGTAGATGATGATGTACTTCCTAATGCACTATTAAAACTTGTTACATAATCAGAATATCTTTTTCTATTATAATCCATAAAAGCAGCACCCATTATTGGAACTCCTACAGCTGCCATAGCTCCTGTTGCAATCATTTGTATTCTTTTTTGTGATTCAAACATTTTTTCTGAAATAGGTATTTGACCCATAATAGTATTTTCTCCACTACCCATTGATGTACCCATCATTCCAGTACTAGATATTATTTGATTACCTACAATATTTTGAAAACTATCATTATTTTCATTATATGTACCTAATCCAGCTTGAGCCATTCTTTTTTTAGCTGCTGTTGAGGCTTGACCTCCGTACATTTCATTTTTTTTTCCATCTTTAAAAGCATAACTATTTACAATACCTTCTGTTGGGTGTTTAGTTTGTGAAAAACCAATATCTTTTTTAACTTGATTAGCAATTTGATTAGCTTGATTGTTATTATTATTATTGTTACTTCCACCAGATGATGAACTTGTACTTGTTTTACCACCCATTAGTTTTCCTTACCTTCATAATAAAATCCTTTACCACCAGCTCTAGAAAATAATGATCGCATACCAACCATGCCTTTTGCTTTTCTTTTTTTTAATTTTTTTTCTTTAGCTTCTAATTTTTCTTGTTCTTCTAATTCTTCTTCTCTTCTTCTTTCAATATCTTCTCTTACTGCTTTGTCTGCAGCAGTTTCTTGATACTTTGGCTTTTTAAATGCACCCATAATTATAGTTCTATTTCACACATTCCATTCTTTTTCAACGCACAATATAGCTGATTAGGTGTAAATATCCAA